ACGCCGAAGCTGGGCGACACCGACGAGGCAGGAGTGATAGCCCGCGGTGACTATGGAGCAATCCCATTCAAGGAGGGATAGAGTAATGAAACCAAGAGCGTTTATTCATCGGAGCAATCCAACCACCATGCCATCCGGGTCACCACAGGCGTTGTCAGACACGGGCGCAGTATCAGCCACTGTGTACAAGACTGACTGGACAACCACGGGCGCAGCGACAGGAACGCTGGCTGATGGAGTGGTGGCGGGCCAGTTGAAGCTGATCCAGATGGTGGCTGATGTGGGTGATGCGGTACTGACACCGGATCACTTCGCCAGCGGCACCACCATCACCTTTGCTGACGTGGGCGATTGCGCCCTGCTGCAATGGGACGGTTCCAACTGGGTAGTCACTGACCTGTACAACATCGTGGACGGTGCCACAGCACCCGTGGTGGCGTAATGGCAAAGAAGAAGGTCAGCAAGAAAAAGGTAGTGAAGAAGGTCACCAAGAAGGTGGTCAAGCCCAAGACATTCACCAGTTGCGCCCAGCGTGAGCGGTGGGAGAAGGAAAACGAGTAATGGCAGAACCCAGAAAGGCCGCATCACCAACAGACAGCTGTTCGTTCTGTGGTGAACACAAGACGAAGGTTCCTCTTATTGTCACATCACAGCTCAACAGTCAGGCAGCGTGCTGCTCGACCTGTGCCCTGACCATCGTGCACCAAACTCATTCATGGGCTTATGGTGTGTTTGAAACGGTGGTGTCTCAGCACGAAGGCGGGCAACAGATTCAGAAGGACACCACTGATGAGGTGATCGCTCGTGTCAGCAGTTGACGCGCTGGACGGTTATCGGGGCCAGCCGGAGCGGTCTGAAGAAGAGTATGTGGAGGGCGAGGTACGTGCCATCCATGAGTGGGCTGAACATGATGTAGACATTGAGTCCATGCGTGACGTTATCCGCATGGATGACCTTCTCAGGGAGCTGAAAGATGAAAGTAGCACCGTTCGCCGTCTGGTGGATCATGTCACGAAGAGAATTGATGAATGCAGTATTGCATGGCAGCTGGCAGCTGATCCGACAGGGCTGGATGCTGTTAACGCTCATCGGGATGCTCGTGCCGCAAGACTGGTGCTAGACTGGATACAAACAACGATTGACCAAGGAGAACAGGCCGAGAGGCAGTTAGAGGTGGAGAATGAATAAACCAAAAACGCAAGACCAACTGAACCGGGAAGAGGCGGCAGAGATTGCGGCAGCTGAGGAGCAGGAGATTCCCAATGAGCTGATACCTGATGGGGAGACCATCGTACCGACAGGCGATGAGGCTATGCCAATGGGTACAACCGACCCACGGGAAGCACGCAAGGCGCTGTACGACAAATCACGCAAGAATCGGGAGCAGCTGATTAGCCGGGATGTGGAAGGCTCACCAGATGTGGCCCTGATCAATGCGATGAATGCAGAGGCCGCAGGCGGTAAGGCACCAGCCACTGAGATTGACACCAATCGACCCGGCACCAATGATGTCGAAGATTACGAAGAGCGGGTAGCCGCAGCCAAGATGATGGCGGAGGGCATTGAAGAAGCGGCACAGAAGAAGCAAGAAGCGGCACCCGAAGTGGAAAGCACGAACGAAACTTCGGACAGTGCATCTGATTCCTTGACGCCACCGGACCCGGAGGCTATCGTTCCAGTTGTAATCCTTGGTAAGGAATACGCGGTTCCCCAGCAGGACATTGATGATGCAGGTGGAATAGCTGCTTACCAAAAGAATCGCGCAGCGACAATCAAACTACAGCGTGCTGCTACCCTAGAAGACAGGGCGCATAAGGCGCTGAAAGAGTTAGAGCAACGCGGTTCCCAGCAAGACGGAGACCCATCCACGGACGGTCTTGACGAAGCTGACATTGAGAGCATGAAAGACAAGCTCTTAGACGCAGTGCTGAATGGCACGGAGGAAAATGTCAACGAGGCAATCAGCGAGATTGCTCAGTCAAGACCTGAACCCCCAAAACCAGCCAGCACACAGCCAACGGTAGCGCCGGAGCCTTCCGACGATCTCCACACGGAGACACAGGAAGACCTGCGACAGCAGTTTGAGGCTGACATGCGTGAAGCGAACGATATGATGAAGACGGAGTTCAAGGACATCATGAATGAGCCTGATGCACTTGAGCTGGCCAGACGCAACTTTAATGCTCTGGTCGCTGATGAAGCCAACGAAGGGCGCTCTCAGAAAGAGATGGCGCGTGAGGCGGCAATGAAAGTCAGAACCTTCTGGTCCAAGTGGGGTGATAAGCAAGCACCCAACGAGATCGAGACGGAACGTCAGACCCGCATCGAACGCAAACGCAAGCTTCCTCAGCCCTCTGGAGCAGACGCACCAGCACCATCGACGGCCAAACCTGAAATAAAAGTACCCTCACGTAGGGAGCATTTTATGAGGCTGCGAAAGATGCAAGGGCACTAACCCCGCATCACCAGCCAGCTCCATTGAGGGATGTTTAACGAAATGGAGATATACAAATGGCTGGACAATTATGGTCAGTAGACGTTCTCGGTGGCTTTATGTACTCCGACGAACTGTCTGACAAGCTCCGCGTCGAATTGCTCCCTGCCGTCAAGTTCCGTCAGCTTTGTGATGCACGGGATGCGATGGAGAAGGGTCTGAACACAGGTGACCAGTACAACTGGAACGTGTATAGCCGCGTACAGACTGGTGGCGGCACCCTGAACGAGCAGTCCCCGATGCCGGAAACCAACTTTACGATCACGCAGGCAAGCCTGTCGATCACTGAATACGGTAACTCCGTACCTTACACTGGCAAGCTGGACGACCTGTCCCGCCACCCGGTGGAAGAAGTCATCAAGAAAGTCCTCAAGGTTGATGCGAAAGAGACGCTGGATGGCTCAGCTCACGCACAGTTCAACCTGACCGGGCTGACTGTCACCCCCACAGACGCATCTGCCGTCACCGTTGAAGAGGGAGGCTGCACGCTGACCAACAACAACGCGATGACCAAGGAACACGTCAAGAACATCGTTGATGCCATGAAGGAGCGCAACATTCCTCCGTACATGGGAGACGACTACTACTGCATCGCGTGGCCAACCACGTTCCGCACCTTCAAAAATGATCTGGAAGCTATCAGCATTTATGTTGAGACGGGCTTCCGTCACGTCATGAACGGTGAGATCGGACGCTACGAAAGTGTGCGGTTCATTGAGCAGACGCACGTTGCCAAGGGTGGCGCTGTGGATTCCACCACGTGGGACTTCCGCACCCCGGACGCATGGAACAATGGTGCATCTGACTGGGCATTCTTCTTGGGTGAAGATACCGTGGCTGAGGCTGTGGCCATTCCTGAAGAGATTCGCGGTAAGATTCCGACAGACTTTGGTCGGTCCCGCGGTATTGCGTGGTACTACTTGGGTGGGTTCGGCATCGTGCACGCTGGTGATGCAACCAACGGGTATGAGAATTGCCGCATCATGAAATGGGAAAGCGCTGTCTGATAACTGGTCTGTGGTGGCTGGCCTAATCACAATGTGGTGCATGGCCTTTCCGCCACAAGATTAGGTCAGCCACCCTTTAATACGAGGATTTAGAAATGAGATCATACGATCAACCAGACCTGATGTCGTACAACCTTGGCTCTGTGGACTTCACGAGTGGTGGACCTTTCACCATTCCTGTGCCCTCAGATGTCTCTGGTGCACGCATCCTTGGTTACGCTATCACCAGCGCTACTGTAGCCTTTACCGCTGACACCACTCCGGGTGCTCTCCAGTTTGGAGATGGCACGGATGCTGACAAGTTCGGTGACCTTCTGGCCACAGTTATCGCCGCTGGTGCTTCCCTGCACGTACTTGGAGATGATCTGGGTACGGGCATCGCTCTGGACTACGCCAACGCGACCAATGATGGTCGTCTGGACCAGATCACTGTTACGGTTATCGCCCCCACGGGTGGCGCTCCGGCAGGAACTGGTACGGTGGAAGTCTTTATTGGCTGGTACTAG